CATATTATATTTACCGCTTCTAAATTATGTGCGCATATTTCTTGGTAAATATGTACATGATCAATATAAATCCTGCCTGGAAACGTATAGGCATAAGTCTAAGCGGAGGTGCAGATAGTGCGCTACTGTCTTACTTAATATGTAAAAAAGTTAGTACAACTACAGAAATACATTTTAATACGCAGATACGTATGTGGAAAACACGACCGTGGGCCGAATACGTATCAGAAAATGTAGTGTCTTGGTTTAGAAATCGTTTTGATCATAATTTTTTCCATCACAAAAATCTTGTTCCTCCTGAGCTCGAGGAACCTACTGAATACCTTATAAAAGACGAGTACGGAAAAATGAAATCTGGTAATAGAATTATTTTGCGTTCTCATAACGAATATATTGCGCACAAATATAAGTTAGACGCATTGTTTGGTGGTGTTAATCAAAATCCAGACGTAGACTTCGAAGGTGCATTACAAGAACGTAACGAAGGTCATCTTCCAGAACATTTTGTACACGACGGTGTTGACATATGCCACCCGTTTGTAAAAATAAGAAAAGACTGGATCATAAAACAATATTATGAAAACAACATTGTGGATTTATTAGAAACTACTCGTAGTTGCGAGGGAGAATTTGACGTTTTAAATTACAAAAATTACAAGCCAGGAGACAAAGTTCCTGTTTGCGGAAAATGTTTTTGGTGTAAAGAAAGGGAGTGGGGCATTGCCAAAGCAAAACAATAGTTGTACATTTTGTATGCATCCGTTTACCGGCTTAGCAACAAGAGAAGATGGTGCTATCAAAGTTTGTTGTCGTAGTCAGCCTGTTGGTTGGATACAAAATGAAAGTTTGGAAGACGTATGGAACGGTGACGCTATGCGTGAAGTTCGCAGACAGGTGTTAAACAATGAACGTCCAGATGTCTGTAAACCTTGCTTCGACCTCGAAGATCAGGGTGTACAGAGCTTACGACAGCGTCATACAGCAGGGGTTATACCCGAAGCAAGGGTCAACTTATACCCTGATGCTTTAGACGCTTTAGACGACGATTATACAATGCCGTTTGAGTTTCCTACTATGGAAGTAAAACTAAACAACTTATGTAATTTAAAATGCAGGATGTGTAATCCGTTAGATAGTACACAATGGAAAGACTGGGACAAAGTTACAGAATTTTACAAAAAAGAAAATAATTACCTTATACCCACAGTCGAAAAACTTGTAGACACACCAGGAAAATATATTGGACCTTTTGATGATTCAAAAAACTGGTGGGGAAGTTTTGAAAAACTTCTTCCTTATTTTAGAAGAGTAGAATTTGCTGGTGGTGAACCTCTAATGGATCCCCAGCACTACAAAATATTAGATATGCTATCCGAGTACGGAGAAAATATCGAAATTAAGTATGCCACTAACGGAACTACATTAGGAATTAAAGGCGGCAGAACTATACACGATTATTGGCCAAAGTTTAGAAGTGTTGCTGTAAACGTAAGCATTGACGGAATACATGATACATATGAATACATAAGAGGCAATGGAAAGTTTTCTGAAGTTGAAGAAAATATAAAAATAATGAAACAAATTCCTACTGTAAGTAGAATAGTAGGGGCTTTTACAGTACAAGCAAATAACATTTTACAAATAGACAAAGTTATCGAGTACTTTTTAGAAGAAATGGAGATTATTTTTTATTCTCACAGAGTAAATTATCCTATGGCATTGTCTGCACAAGTAATTCCTCAAATGTTAAAAAACAAAGTAATTAATAATCTAGAGCAAATGAAAAAGAAAGTGTTAGATTATAAATTAGTAAAAGAAAACGACTTAATTAAAAAAGTTACTTTACAGCAAATACAGGACAATATAAATTTTATACAAGCAAAAGATATGCATAAAAGTCATTGGAAAGATTGCGTAGCATTTAACAAAGCCTTAGACGAAACTAGAAAGCAGGACTTTGTAAAAACAAACCCAGAGTTTGCACAATATGTATAAAGTAGAAAGCAGATGGGGTCATCAAGATTCTATACACGTTGAATGGAACTTAGGCAAACGTTGCAATTTTGATTGTGGCTACTGTCCGGCTGAAATACATGATAACTTTAGTCCACATACCGACATTAAAATATTATTACACGCCATCGACGAATTAGCCGAACTAGATAAACCAATTAGATTAAGTTTGACAGGAGGAGAACCTAGTGTCCATCCTAAAATTAATGAACTATTAGATTATGCTACCCAAAAGTTTGACTGGGTAAACATGACTACTAACGGTACTAGAAAGTCTCGCTGGTACTCAACACTTCCTATACAGCACTTAGTATTCAGTATACATTTTGACAATGATCACTGGAGGCGAGTAACTGATACAATAATTATGTTTAGTCAAGAATTAGACATGGACCAACGAGAACTTCCCTATCAAGTAAACGTAATGGCTCATCACGAGCACATGAAGGCTGTAAGAGAATGTGTAGATGCCCTTGATGCATATTTTATTCCTTTTGTAATAAGAAGAATAAGGTGGACCGAAGCTGATAATAGAGATTGGTTCGACGATATGAGATATCAAACACAAGATCTTGACTGGATAATCAGTAAAGACGCAACAGCTAAACCAAATTGCATTGTTGACGACACAAAGTTAATTCATGCAAACGACATTATAAAAAAACATATGAATCAATTCGAAGGTTGGAAATGTAATGCAGGTTTAGAAAGTCTAATGATAAACTGGGACGGTGAGGTGCATAGAGCTACTTGTAGGGTCGGCGACAGTTTAGGTAATATTTATAATGGAACTTTTACTGCTCCTACCGATCCTATTATTTGTACACGTAAATGGTGTACTTGTGCTGCGGATATTCCTCTAACTAAGATAAAACTTTAATTTTATCTAACAACTGTTCAGGCTGACATCCACAGAAATCAATATCACATATTTTAGGTCTTATCTTAGGATTAAACTTTTCTATAAAATCTATATCGTTAATATTGTAATTTTCAAATAGTACAGTTCTACACGCACCTGTTACTCTGCCGTCTTTATCTATACATAAACCGTCAACTCCAATGTTGCACAGCCAGCCTTTGAAATTAGTTTGCTTATTAAGACCTAGCCAATTTCTATTTACTGTTTTAGTTTTTCCGTTATCAAAAACAACTTTAGGATCACGTTTTAAATTTTTTAGTTTTTTAAGAATCCATATTGGATTAGGAAATCTTTTAACAGGTTTACTAATAAATTTTAACTGTTCTGGCGTATAATTTATAGTAGAATGCATTACTTCCATTGTATTTATAAACCATCTGTATTTACTTTTCTTTAGCTGCTTTATTATATCTAAACATTTATCCCACGCAAAAGGATCCATTAATACCATTGCATGAACAACAGGTCCTTGTTTATAAACTATATCAGCAACTTGTTTTAAATGTTCTATATCAGCATACTCGTGATGAACACTTATCATTACATCATCAAAATATTTTGCAAATTTTTCCCACCAGCGTAGTGTCCGAGAACCATTTGTGCTTATACTAACCCAACAGTTATAATTCTCTTTCAATAACTTTGTAAATTTACCAAGTTCTGGCCATAGTGTAGGTTCTCCGCCAACTATATGAATCTCAAATCTTTCTTTGCCGTATTTTTTATAATGATCTAATAAATGAAAAAAGTTTTTTGTTGTAGCATCAAAATTATCAGTCCATCTAAACTCTCCTTCATTCGAGCCTTTAAAACAATACCAGCACTTGTGATTGCAGGTATTGCCTATCATGTATTCAATTCTTAGCGTTTTAGGATCTTGAGAATTTATAACTTGTTTAATCATAACAAATGTGTTAACTCTGGAAATACCTTTGCAGCACTTAAATTTCGAATAGCATCTAGTTTGTTTACATATTCTTTAAAGCCCGGAAGCAAGTGACTATTGTCTTGAGCATTCATATGTTTTACTACCGCCTCCCAACGTTTCCAGCCGTACGGATTAATTTTCCAGTAGTCGTCATCTTGTCTATAGTTTTTCCATAGCCAATCTTTAAAATCTAAAAAACGTTCTTCTACTTCTTGTTTATCTTCTTTAGGTAGAATCTGTATGCTCAGAAACGTAGGAATATATAATAAGTGCATATTGACTAAACCGCCGCCCATTTGTACGTCACCAGGAACTGTACCTGTGTTTAATTTTTTAAATCCACTTTCTACTTTCCACTTCATAAAATCAGGCAAGTGTTTTACATTAAAAATCTGTATTGCTGTTGCTAAACTAGTTTGTATGTTGTCAGGAGTATTATCTAACATATGTAGATTACGTTCAACTGTTTCCCAACTAGTAGGAAAACGTATGTACTCGTCTCTTTCATAACAAGCATCCATACTTACAGCAAATTTTACTTTTTTAAATTTACTCCATAATTCTATTAAGTCTTCGTCAACTAGCAATCCGTTAGAATTATATCGAAGTAATATTTTATCTTGATATCCTTGGCGCACAATTTCTTCTATAAATTGTTTATGTTCTTTTATCATAAGCGGCTCGCCGCCAGCAAAGTAAACTTGCTTTAGGTTAGGTATCTGTCTATACATTTCCTCCCAAAACGTATCTTTTTCATGCCATTTATTATTAAACTCTTCTTTGCTCCATGCCATTTGTCTTTTTACATCAGGATCTTCTAGCTGTGGTTCTAATTTTTTCCAATCTCCTACCCATTTACTACTATCATGCGGCGAACACATTACACATTTTATATTACAAGTATGACCTAACCTGAGGTCTAAGTATACCAGCTCTTCTGGTACTGTGCCATCTTCTTTTGTTTGTTTTAATAGTTCAGGAATATCAATGCCATCTTCGTCCCTTTGCCAAGTCATTGTTTCCCAAATACGTTTACTAACAACTCCTACTTTTTCTTCTTCATAGCACTTGCGACAACTTGCAGGTATTTCGCCTGCCATCATGGTACGTCTTACACTTTTCATGTAATCGTTGTTCCAGGCTTCCATAGGTGTTTCACGGCCAAAGTTTGCAGGTTTTCCGTGTTCCATTCTTACTAACCCTACCTCATGATCTTTGCCCGCACCGCTTGCATTAGCAGAACAACATAATCTCATGTCACCATTTGGTCTTGTAGCAAAATGTATCCATGGCAGAGCACAGAATGTAGGTGTTGCTAAACTTGCAATCTCTCTTTGGTACTTGCCTAATTGAGTATCTTTGTCGTTAAAATGATCCATTACAATTCTACCACTTCTATAAATTGATCTCGAGGATTACTGAAGCTGTTTGCTTTGCCACAAGTTTTTGCACACATTATTAATTTGTCTTTATTCCAATAATGATCCCAAACTGTTTGATATTCTTTACTGTTTATAATTGTACCTATAGTGTTATTGATAGTGTTTAGTTTTTCAAAACCGCCTAACGATTCAACAAGCGAAAAGTATTGACGTTTAATTTTTTCTTGGGGTTCTTTAAGTATTCCGTTATCATTGTAAGAATATTTAGCGGGTGCAATAAAACAACACGGGTGCAATATTTTCTGTGCGTCAATATAAATTTCTTTTCCATATTTTACTACACAATTAATTTCTGTATTATCTACCCACTCCTGAAACTTGTCAACTTGTTCTTGCGTAATAAAGTTTAAATTAATAGTCGAAGACGGTTCTAAATAATGCGTGATATTTTTTTCTTTATCGTACACTTCAAATTTATCTGAAGCAATAAATCTTGTACTTGCTTTCATACTAAAGTTTGCAAACCCTAAACTTTGTGCTCTTTGCCTAGCTTCTTCTACTTGATGTTCATTATGTTTAAAAACAAGCATTGCCCAATCTGCTTTGCCGCCTGCATTTATAAATGCTGTTGCATTTTCAATTACTCTGTTATAAGTAGTGTTCACACGATGTAAATGATGAGTGTCTTCTAACCCGTCGATAGCAAATATCACACGATCATTGCTGTCTAACACTGAAGCAAGTTCACTCCACCATTCTGTTTTTCGAGCGCCGCCATTAGTGTGTATTTTTATAGTTACATTAGGAGCGATCGATTTAGAATATCTACACATTTCAATTAAATCGTTATTAACCATTGGATCGCCATAATTGCCACAAAAGTAAAAATATTGAATTTGTTTTAAAACATTAGGAGATATAATTTTTTTAAACTCTTCAAGAGTCCAGTCACTTTCTACTAAATTAGGATTAGGTAAACCACCGTGATAATTCCTTGCACACATAGGACAAGCTGCCTGGCAGCGACTTGTTATTTCTAAATGTATTCCTTTAAGGTGTTTAAATTTAAACATTATGTTGTTCCTATTACCATATATCTATTATATTGTGGTAATTTTAATGTGTATTCTTTTGTGTTATTAAAATCAAACTTATCTGCTAACTGGCTTGGTGTAGCAACACAATTTATATGTTCCTCTAAACTAAAAAAGTTATTACTTTGTACAACTACTAAAGTTTTTTTAGGAATATTCGATAACCATTTTTTTAATTTTTCATCTGTTACGTGCTCTGTGCTAGTATTAATAACTACATCAGGCAATTCGTAATACTTATATTCAGCCATGTCTTGTGTAACTGCTTGAAATCTACCTTCTATTTCTTGTCTTTTGTTTATGGTAAAAGCAATATCTCTACATGAAGGATCAATATCTATACTTACTATTTTACTAATGCTTAGTTTACTATTAAACAATAAACTCGCTAATACACCATTCCAGCCTCCATGAATAACTATGTTTAAATTTTCTTTTTTTAATTTTT